TAGGGTCTATTATNTTTAGCTAATTTTTATTCTCCTTCCGATTTAACTAGAGTATCTGATAGGTGGGAACGTAAAATAGATTGGACTAGATTAGAGAAAGTTACTAGAACTGCTACTCATTTTCTTGATAATGTTATTGATGCAAATGAGTATGCGACTCCTGATATTGAAAAAATGACTAAAGCCACTCGTAAGATTGGGCTTGGGGTTATGGGATTTGCTGATTTATTATTACAATTAAAGATTCCATATAATTCTGATGAAGCTAGAGAGGTAGGAAAACAACTTATAGAACGAATTAAACATTGGGCAGATGATGAATCCATATTATTAGGAGTAAGTAGAGGTACTTTTCCTGCGTGGGGACAAAGTAATTACGGTAATGCAGAACCTTATAGGAATCATTGTAGATTAACTGTGGCTCCAACAGGGACTATATCTATGATAGCTGATTGCTCTAGTGGAATAGAGCCTACTTTTGCATTAGTTTGGAAGAAACAGAATATATTGGAAGGTAAAACTTTAAACTATATAAATAAATATTTTGAGAAAGATGCTAAAGAACATGGTTTTTATTCCGAAGAATTAATGGAGTATCTTGCTGGAGGAGGTTCTTTACAGAACAGAAAGGACGTTCCAGAATGGGTAAAAGAAATTTATATTACAGCACCTGAAATATCTCCTAAAGACCATGTGTTGATGCAGTCAGCTTTTCAAAAGTATGTGGATTCTGGTATTTCTAAAACAATAAACTTTCCCAATTCGGCTACTACTATAGATGTAGAGAATGCTTATATGTTGGCATGGAAATCAAAGTGTAAAGGAATTACTGTATATAGAGCTGGAAGTAGGGAAAAAGAGGTACTAGTTAAAGGCACAGTAACTTCACAGTTAAAAATGGCTTTACAACTAGAAGATTGTTGTGACAATCCTAATGTAATTATGGAATCAGGTTGTGAGACTTGTAAGACTTGTGGATGGAGTGCTTGTACAATTGCGTAGATAAATTGAAATATTTGAGTATAATATAAATAGAGAAGTAGAATAGGAGGTAATATGCCACTAGGTAGTTTAGCCGGAAGTTCAGACCAACAATATATAGCAATAAAAGATAGTGCAGAAACATGGAGAATCTTAAATACATGGCATGAAGATTTAAAAATGATGAGTGCTGATGAAGAGGTTCCTGATGATAGTGAGGCAGTAACTGTTCTTTCTGAAGGACAGTTTATTGCTTTAATTAAAGAAGCAGCTAGTCAAGATGTATTATCTAACGTATCGTTTTCAAACGATAATAGTGAAGAATACGAAGCAGATTTAGCTGAAAAAGATACCAAGATAGCTGAATTGGTTGCTGATAATACTAAGTTAAAAACTGATTTAGAAAGAAAAAACTCTGAATTAGAGTATAAATCACAACATTCTGAGGATTATGATTTAAAAGAAAAAGCTATGGACTCAATTGTAAAACTAGTTTCTATACAGGACATGGCGAATTTAAGTAAGGATTAATAATGAAATTATCCCAATACATGCCCCAAGTTCCCCAAATGGCGCAGCAGATGGCTGACCTTAATAAACAGATTAGTTTATTAGATGTCATGAAAGCGAGTGGGGATACTGGTGCAGCTCCTACTATTGGTCTAGACCATGTAGTAAATACATGGGTTCGTCACCAAATGGCCTACAGGCAACAGCTTGTACAAGATTTACAAACAGTTGCTATGTCTGTAGAAGAAATAAGAGGCCCTTTAAGTCATATTACAAGTGAAGTTTTTAGAAGGGGCGTTGAATTTATTCCTAAAGTAGAAGACCCAGATGAAGACCAAAAAAAGAAACTTCAAAATTGGTTGAAAGATTGTAATGTATTTGACCAAAGTTTAGAAGAAGTATTACGGCAATTCCATTTTGACATTAATTCTTTAGATGATGGATTTTTATATATAGCTAAAGAATATAAAGATTTGGGAGATGGAAATGTTTCTTCTAGAGTTCAAGAAATTAGAAGATTAAATCCTGCTTTAGTAGAATTTGATTTAGACCAAGCAGGACTTCCTAAAAATTCACATTTTGTTTGCCCCATCCATAGAGTACAGATTCAAGAGGAAGGTGGGCTATGTGAGGAACCATCATGTAACGCACAATTAATGCCAGCCATGTATAAATATTATCATCGTAGTCAGCATATATATTTAGCTGATTCCGAGATTATTCATCTATCTAAATTTTCTCCAACTGAAACTTATGGATGGAGTCCTATTTTAACAATTTTTGAAAAAGCTTTAACTCTAGTTGGCATGGATAAAAATCTATATAGATATTTCTTTGAGAGAAAAATGCCAGCTAGTATGTTACTGGTAACTACTGATGACCCAGAATCATTGCGTAGGGAACGAGAACATATAGCAGCTCAAACAAGACTAGACCCTAACTATATACCAATGGTAGCTGTATCTGCTAGAAACCAAAGAGGTAGAGTAGATATGGTTAGGTTATTCCATTCATTACAAGAAATGGATTACTTACCAGTAAGGGAAGAAGTTAGAGAGAGAGTAGCAGCTATGTGGGGAGTTACTCCTGCATGGCAAGGCGCACCTGAAGCATTTGGTGGTATGTCTACACAAACTCAGCAGTTAGTTGTTATGAGTCGTGTAGTTGAAGGCGACCAAAGATTATTTCACGAGAAAGTATTTCCACAGTTATTAGAAGGGTTGGGTATAACTGATTGGACTATTCAATTACCTCAACCTGAAGAAAAAGCTGAAAATACTAGGCTTGCTTTCGCACAACAAAAGATTCAGATAGTAAGTCAATTTTCTCAATTAGGTTTTACTGTAGCTTTAAAAGAACAAGATGTTCCTATTTATGATGCTGAATTTGTTGTTAGTGGGGAGGTCGTTCCTACAGCAGAGATGCAAGGCGAACAAATGGCTATGGGTCTAGAACAACAAAGGGAACAGATGGCACAAATGAAACAGCAACAAGAAATGCAAGAAATGATGGGTGGTGGTGGAGGTGGGGCTATCCAAGCTATGGATATACAGAAAACTGTTCCACGTTCTCAAAGAAAATTTAAAGGAAGAACTGGTGGAGTAACACCAGATTGGGCTGATAAAAGTCCAGAAGAAGAAAGAGATATAGATGAATATGCTGAAGCTAGGGCGAGTAAAAATGAATTAACTTTATCAAAAACATGGGTAGAATCTTTATTAGAGAAAGGTTTTTCTTCTCCTGCAATTAAAGAAATTACTCCTGATTTAAGTCAGATGTGGTTCGTTCAGAATGGGGTGGATTATGTAGCTGATTTATCTCCTACAGGTATTACTAATATATCTAAAGCTATGTTTGGAGACCCAACAAGATTTAGTAGAAACAAACAAGAAATACCAAAGGCTAAAAAGGATAAGTCTACTGATGTAGTAGATGTTAGTGATGAATTATAAAAACAAAAACAGGATAATATTATGAGTATCATAGATAAATTTTACCAGTTCATAAATAAACAAGAGGATGAAGAACCAATAGATGATGATGTTCTTGATTTAACGAAGGAGAATTGGACGGAAGAGGATAGTGAAAAGGCGCAAGATATTATCCTTAAATATATTAACGACATGGATGAGGCAGGAATTGAGTATGATGAGCATTTCAGACCTATAGATGAGGATGAAGATGCTGAAGAGATACAAAAAGCCCTTCTAAAACAAGATGAAGAAGAAGAACAAGGTGGCTTTGATAATTTTGGTGGTGGACAAGGACAACCATATCCCGGTGATGCTGTTGCTAGAAGAGTTACAAAGAAAAGACCAGCTCCAGAAGGAGCGCAGATTCAGGTAACTGCTGCAGGAGCTGAGTGGTATTACAAACCGGGAAAACAAGAACGCAAATCAGACATAAAAGGACGAAAAGTTCAAGCAGGAGCTAGAAAGGAAAATCCTAGAGGACGAGCCTTTAAGGATGAGATTCAGAATGTGGTAGGAATAAAACGAGAACTAGTCGAATATGGCGAACTTCCTAGGTTTTATGGGAGAGCAGTACCTCCAGATATGATTAATAAAATCGTACTTATGAATACTGAGCTAGAAGATTGGCAAGTACGAAATGATGTAGCCAAACTTGACCCAGAGACTATTCGTGTAGCTACTTCTCCTAATTCTGATATCCAGCTTTTTGGAGAGAACAAAGAAACAGGTAAGCCCTTTATTATACAAAACGTTGCACGTTTACAAAAAAATCTTCTGAGACTAGAGAGTGTTGATGAAGTTGTGGATGAATATACTGATGGAATATTAGAAGAGATGTCAAAAGACATTGAGAAAAATGGAGCAGATGTTATGTCTGATGAGGACAAAGCTTATTTTATATATACTAATCTAGGTATGAGACATGGTAATGGTGATGCTTTTATGGGAGGACAGGCAGCGGAAGAACTGATAGAGCAATTTGAGTTTGAGGGTCAGACGGTGGGTAACATAAGGTTGGGAAGGAGACTTAAAGAGAAATATTTAAAGACTTCAGGAGTTGGGCTACTGGATTTAACGCCTAGAAATATACAATTTTTAGATGATGATAAGAAAGTAGTTATAGAGGTGGCTGGAGAACAAATGGGAAAAGGTGGAGTTCCTACTAGATATGAAATAGATGACCCTAATATGATTTCCGTAATTAAAAATAAAATGATAAACACACATGCTCAGTCAGAGTATACTAATAAGGTTGGTGGTACTAAGAAACCTATAGATGCAAATAAAATAAATTTTTCTAAAGGAGAGCATTTAGGAAAATCATATATTAAAACTGATAGTGAACAAGTATTCGACCATGCAGGAAGTGATGGAAAGGGAAAAAGAGGGACTGCTGACCTCAACATTAAAAATCAAAAAAATAAGTATAAAGAACATATGGGGCCAGAAGCTTGGGCTGAGTATAATGAACGATTTAAGCTAGATAAACAAGGAATAAGTAATCAATCTTCCAGAAGGTGGAAATGTGGTAAGGAAGCAAGGGCAATACATGGAGATATACTTGCTGATTGGAAATCAGGCAAACTAGGGAAACTGACCCACAAAAAATATTTAGATATGATAGCCGAACATGTATCAAATAAAGTAACTCAACATTTAAAACGAGATAGCAAAGGTAATTTAGTATCTGTTTCTGGAACAACAAAGGAAAGATATATACGGAAGAAATTTTTTGATTTATTAAGTGATTTAGACAAAGAAAAATATCTTACTGATATTATGACAGATGATGAAGTATCTGACTATTTAGGTCAAATGATGCCTGAAGTTGCTGAATTTAAAAAATCTGAGGACTTAACTTANGCAACAGNTATTTTTAATTCTATAATTAATAAAGGTTGGATGACTAACCCAAGAGGGGCTGACGATTCATATAAGAAGAAGAAACTTAAAAAAGAAGGTGATGGTGGAGGTTTTGGCGAAGGTGGTGGAACAGTCTTTACTTCATCTGATTCTGGCATATTTACTCCTACACATTCAGAACGTGGGAAACGCAAAAAGAATGAGAACAAGAAGAAAACTGGTATAGAACGCCTAGAACAATTCGTTTCTGGTACTAGTCCAGAAAGAAAAATGGTTAAAGCTGACTCAATGTTTACTCTTGAACTAGTTAATTGGGTTAAAGAGGAACTTCGTAAAGGAGAATTCCATCAACAACATAGTGGGGAAACAATTAATAGTCAGCCCCCTAGACTAGATTGGAAGAAAAAAGATGTGGATATTCCAGAGGATAAAGATGAGGTTTTAGAATTTGATGCTGAAACAGATAAGCAAGCAGATGTAACTCAAAACGGTGAGACAGAAAGAATTAAACAGTTAGATGATGAAGAAGAAAACGATAAACCTAAAGATACTGGAAGGTCTGATATGGCATCTCCAGCAGGAGTTGATGTCCAATTAGCGATGCCTTATGAGTCTGGTGGATATGAATCAGATGCTTTACGCCAAGGTGCTTCTAAAGATTTGGAACAGGGAGAAGTTATTGACCCAGAAGATGAGCATGACGATGAGGAATTTGTAGAAAATTTCATGAAAGATTTAGAAATCTTAAAAAATTATTACGAAGGTGAAGATGAAACTGAGTCTTAAAGTATGTCCTAAATGTGAAGGAGATATGTATATTGACTTAGATGAAGACTTACATTGTATAATGTGTGGGAGAGTAATCACTCTAAAGATTAGGAGAAGCTATGATTCCAGAAAAGGCAAAATCAGAGATAATAAAAAGAAGAGAGGCAGGAGCGACTTGGACATCTTTGTCAAATTGGGTGGAGGAGATATTCGGAGTACCAATTCACCGAACAACGATTCAACGCTGGCACGACAAAGAGGTTTGGGAGCAGGAAGTTCAACTCTTAGACAACGAAAATAGTATTGATGACAGAATCAAGCTGGATAAAAAGGTAGCTACTCATAAGAGTGAAGCTGATTTTTATAAGAAGCTGTATGAAAAAGTCATTAAAGAGGCAGCTAAGAAAGAAATTATAGTAGATACTATAAATGAATTAGCTCCCTCATTCGACCCTGTTCCTTTAGTTCAATATGTTTCTCCCAAAGGAAACTTTGTAGGTACTCATCCTCAAACTATGGTAGCCCCTCTTACTGATACTCATATTGGTGAGGAAGTTTATTCAGAACAGATGCTAGATATAAACAGTTATGACTTTACTGTGTTCAATAGAAGGTTATGGGGGTGGGCAAACCAAGTATTAAACTTAGCAAACTATAGACGTAATATAGCTAAAGTAGATGATTTAGTTATTCCCATGTTGGGAGATATGATTAGTGGGGATATACATGACGAACTAGCTAGAAGTAATATAGCTAACTGTATGCAACAAATGATAAGGGGTGCGAACCTAATAGCCCAAGCTTTAATGTTTTTAGCTCCTCATTTCAAAACTGTGAAAGTTCCCTGTGTTGTTGGTAACCATGGACGTATGACCAGAAAACCCCCAATGAAAGATAAGTATATGGATTGGGATTATATGTTGTATCAATGGGTATCGGCTTTTTGTAAGAACCAGAAAAATATGACCTTTGATATTCCTAAGAGTTATCTACATGTATTCTCGGTTTATAATAATAATATACTTATAATGCATGGGGATTCAATTTCTGGTGCTGGAAGTACTATGTCTATTACAAAAGCAATCACGAATCTTAGGGGAGTAATGCAGTATAAAGCCAGCGTGGGAGAAGAGAAGTCAGGAGTAACGGTCAAAGAAATTAAATTTAACTGTGCTATGATAGGACATTTCCATCGTATAGATGAAATAGATATAGGTACAGGAGAGTTACATATCTGTGGAACAATGAAAGGCCCTGATGAATTTGCTTTGCAGAGACTTCATACAGCCACTAAACCCAAGCAATTAGTTACCTATTGGCATCCTAAGTATGGTTATATAGGAAAAGAAGTTATCTATTTACACTTATATGATAATGAACAATGGACACCTTTCAAAGATAATATACCAGATTCTTGGGCTGATATGATTAAATTCGCATGAGAATAATTCCATAATATAAGTATAATGTTATATTATGGGACTTGTTGGAACTATAACTTTTGATAAAGCTTTTCAAGAATTAGATACAGAATTACGAAAAAATTCTGTTGATATGAATTCATATCAATGGGCAAAAGAAGAATTAGCTAAAATATTACATGCATTTGGAGAAGAGGTTGTTCGTGAAGCTGATAGGCTAGTTCCTCAAGCTTCTGGTCAGTTAAAAACTTCTAGGTTGTTCACTACTCAATCGNCATTTTCTAAACAACCACAAGTCTTTTGGATATATTATTCTCCTATCTATGCTTATTCCCTACATGAAGGCCTGCCTTCAGCAACCAACCTTAGTAATCCTGAGTTTCCACAAGAGAAAGTTTGGGTATCTAGGATTCCAGCCCATAGGAGAAGAGCCAGCCGTGTTAAAGAACATAAAAGGCGATATTCAGAAGGTTTTAAACCAGTTTTTAATAGCCTTACTAAAAAGTGGACAACTATAGATACGAAGTCTTCTACTATAAGAAAGAAAAAAGATTGGTTGCAACAAGCATATAAAAAAGTATTGGCTAATAATAGAGAATTAACTTCAGTATTACCTACTGAAATACGAATAGAAGAAACCCTTATGCAAACTACAGGGTTAACGGCTCAGACCATAGGATAAATAGGAGGAAAATTATGGTAGATGTAAGTCAAGTCTCACCGAATCAAGAATATATAATAGCAAAACATTCTAGAATGGTAGGAAAGGTATTAGATTTAATAGAGGCATCATTACCAGAAGGTAATCAATGCGATAAATTAAAGAAGCTAGTTCAAGTACCCTTATATGATTTTAGAAATGAAATGCTTTATTTAGAAGAAAAAGGACTTGTAGATATGGATTCATAATTTATATTATAATTCGTAGGATTTTTTAAGTTTGTTAGTATAATGTAGTAACGTTTATAAAACGTTATATTTTACTTTATTTTGAAGGCCGGGGGTGGCTTAGACCAGCCTTGCAGATGGTAAAAAATCTATTTAGGAGGGCATGAAATATGCCAGACATAACAGAGCGAATAGAGAAACAAATGGAAGGAACCAATTTGGCTCTTGCCGCAGTTGCTGAAATCTTGCAAAAGATGGATGGTCGGTTTTCAAAAGAGGAACAGGATGTAGCTGCTGAAGCACAGCAGTCTGCTCAAGCTAATGCTAGGGCAAGTCTTGTTAAGTCTATAGCTAGTGAAGTACTCTCAGTCGTTAAAGGCGAAGGTGCTGACATGGGCTTAGATGTTGATGGAAAAGAGCGTAAAGCTAAAGGTACAGGTGGAACTCCTCAAAACGCTGATGATTCTGAAAGTAGTGTAACACCTACAACTAAGATAGAAGACCAGCAGAATACTATTCAGGCAATGCAAAAACAGCTTAACGCCTTGAAGAAAGAGTATGAGGAAGAGAATGGTAAGGAAAAGATTGAAGAAGAAGAAGTAGAGAAGGGTGGAATGGCCTATAAACAGGATTCAATGGACGAGGAAATACCTGAAGAAGCTTCTGACGAACCTATAGAAGAAGATGAAGAAGTTGTTGATGACGAAGGCGAAGGCGAAGGGGAACCAGATTTGGTAAATATGCAAAAACAGATTAGGGCTTTGAAGAAACAAGTAAAAGCTTCTAAAACTGGTATGCAGAAAGCAATTCAAACTGAAGCTGAGAACCGTCTACGAAAGATGGGCTTCAGGGAAGAGACTAGTCTACAAGCTCCAAAACTCACACAGGGTCTTGGATTAGATGACTTGACTCCTATTGCTAAAGCAGAAGGTGATGTAGCAGGACAGTTGGTTGATATGTCCTATCAGGAATTGCGTAGGCTTCAGCAAAAAATAGATACTGGGGACACTAATGGTTTACCCAGAGAATTAGTAGGTAAATAAATTTTAAATCTTGGAGGATTAAAAGGCTATGGCTAACCCTAGTTTAAGTGAATATTTAGCCCAGTCCCAAAGAGGACTATATCAGTCAGTATTCGGCCCTGAGTATCTGCAAAAGCAGACATACTTTACGGTTGATTCGGCTACAGGTATTTTCAATACCACATATGGAAGGAAGGTCTGGCAAGCATTAAACAACCAGACTCGTTTCTTCAACGCTATACCAAGAGTTGTATGGGGCAATACGGCTGGTTGGCGTGTTAGGTCAGACAGAGGTTCTGGTCGTTCACGACCTGTAACTGAAACTGGTAGTCTCCCAACAGTTGACGTATCAGCAATTCAAACTGTATCGAGTTTACCTCGTATAGTTTCAACCACATTCGGTGCAAGCGTGAAGTCAGTCTTCACAGCTCAGTTAGAAGGTGGTGTTGGTGACGTACTGGCATTGGAAAATGAGAATGCTCAGTTAGACCACATTAAAGAAATCAATGAAGAGCTGAACGCTGGTAGTGCTTATATAGTATCTGCTGGTGGCGCAACTTCATTTACAGTTCCAGCAGCTATTGCCAAGCACTTTAAAATTGGTGATGCAGTATCCACAAATGATGGTGGTACTATGGGACGAACTTCAGGTTCTGCTGTTTCAGCAGCTAACACTTCATCTGGTGNAGTAACAGTTGCATCAGGTACTNNTTTCGCAGATGGTGACTTGGCTACAATTTATAGCAGAGCTGGTTTCACATCCATACAAGANGTTGTAGCAGAAGATGCTATGACAGTTGGTGGANCNTCTAACGGTGCTGAAGTAAGAGCTTATGACCTTACTCAGTCTGGTAGAACTGCTGGTGATTGGAACTCAGCAGCTTCTGTTTCCTACAATAGTGGAACAGGCAGAGACTTAACTCTAACATTATTGGACAC